AACTGGAAGCCACCGGCACCGACCGCGCCGCAACCACAGCCGCCTGCCGTTCTTGCAGCAACCCGCCATAAGCCAGAGCCGCGAAAGCCAGAAGTATTAAAACTACTGATGTTATTCTTTTCATATAATCCCCTTATTACGGAGGTGTAGCTTCAGCCCATCCGGTACAAGTCGCCATCCAACTATTTGCGGCTCTGTATTGGAAGACACACATATCCCCTAATGCACCCGTAGCGCCCGCCGTGATGTTTTCATCAGCGGCAGCAGCAAGCCCGTTCATTACGATTGTGTCGGCGGTTCCGGTGTCGAGCGGGTCAACGATTACTGCGCCGGTCGTTTCCAGTACTATTGTGAAATTCATGCCAACGGCGGGATCGGGAAGTATAATGGTTCCGGCAGCGTTAGCGATGAAAGTCCCGCCGTAGAGATTATCACTGGTGAAGTTATCATCAAAGTTATCGGCGTCATCGACTACAGGAGTTGCCGAGTACTGCGTAGTGTGTGCAGTTGCCGCCGCTCCGATGTCTGAAAGTACTTCGGAATAAGATCGGCCCTCTACACCATTTGCTGTGAACTTGGCATAGTCATTATCTGCTATATCTGCCGCATCTGCCGTGATGATAGCATTATCCGTGATTGCTTGAGAAGCTGCTGCCGTAGCCGTAGAAGCATTCCCAGTTAAAGCCCCTACAAACCCACCAGAAGAGTTAATCGCTTTAGAAGTCTCCCATTGATCATCTGATTCATCAAACTGGAGAACAAGCGTTTTTGTACCGCCCTGATTGATATAAATCAAAATATCGCTATTTTCTGCTCCGTCTGCTCCATCCACATAGGCTGCTTCAAATGATGCTGTCCATTTATCTGTACCCGGATTATCAGAATCATAAAGATCAAAGCCTGGAGAAGTAGAAGGAACGAGAGCTAAAGACTCCATTGATACTACTGCAAGACGCCACACACCAGCAGTATCATAATCGTCTGGCCTAATTATAGATGGAGAAGATTCTGCATCTGTCCCATCAACATCAAAAACATAACTATAAGAAGTACCAGTAGTACTACTTAAAGTAGTAACAATACAAGTGTCGCCATCTACCAAATCATAAGTATTTGGAGTGCCAGCTCCAGTAATATCAAAAGCATCTAATGCGCCAGAAGCACCGCCTGATAAAGCAGTAGCTAAATACATAGTCTTTTTGCCGTCAGGACGCGCGGCAGCAAAAAGGGTACTTGTATTCAGCATTAGCGCAAAACACGCTAAAATAAGAAAAAACATTTTCTTCATAATATGTTTTCCTCTAAACAAGATGGATCAAGTTCTCAACTTTAAATCTGATAGATTCTGTAATAGATAAACCATCTCCAGCGTCGCTATTATAAATTGCTTCGACTATAAGATATCTATAAACCTTCTTCTGATATCTTTCTGAAGTCTGTATTTGTAAATCGTCTCCAGTAAGTACTATTGAAACAGTCGGCGCTGGTACAGATACAGAAACACCATCTCTACTATTTATAACATTGTCTTGAGAATCAACAAGAGTCCATGCAATGCTTTCTGGCGTTACATCTGCATCATCTTCATCTGTAAAAGAAACATCAAATATAATAGTACTGTTTTCTTTTGCTGTTTCAGAGATAGATATCATTATTATTTACCTATTACTCTATCGTAAGAATAGATGCGCCAAAGTTTACAGTAAAAGATTCGCCAGCGTTTAGAGTGATTTCACTACCATAATCCCACCAGCCAATCAAAGGATCAGCAGGATCGGTAGGGGTATCGTTATAAAGTACTACATATCTAAATGGGCCAAGAGCGCCGGTAGCAAGAAAAGTAACATCAGTACCAGTCAAAGTCCCAACGCCAGCAGTCTCGGTGTAGTCATTTTGAATATCTCCACCACCAGCACCATGAGTTGTTTCATTAGTCATGGTAATTTCTGCAAGATCAA